CTGCAGTTACGGTATTCGACGAAAGTATCACACCTCCATACGTTCCAGAGACAGTTGATTCAATCCTTATATTGTTTCCAGACCTACCTATCGAAATATTGCTTCCAGCGACGAGAGTGATGGCTCCCGACAGAGTATTCAGCGTTGTGACTCCTCCGCTAGTTCCACCCGTCGATCCCGAGACTCCGATCACGATACTGTTTCCAGAGGTGTACAGCGAAATATTTGTTCCGGCGGTCAGGGTGACGGCTCCTGAGAGAGAATTCAGCGTCGTAACTCCTCCGCTGATGCTGCTTCCACCAGTTGATCCCGATACTCCTATGACGATAGTGTTTCCAGAGGTGTACAGCGAAATATTGGTTCCGGCTGTGAGGGTGATGGCTCCTGATAGTGAATTTATACTATCAACGCCCGCCGCTGCACCTGCAGTATATGGCACGCCATTGATCGTGAGAGACGCGGCACTGATATTCTGGTTCTGGAATATTATTCCGCCAACCGAGTGGGGCAGGGTGGGATCGGTAGTCGTCAACGTTCCAGTCATGACCGTGAAGTTTCCGTTGCTCTCCAATTTTAGCCGCTGTGTCAGGGTGCCTCCCGCACAAAAAACCAGATTTGTGCTTCCTCCCAATGCCCCCAGCTGAACATCTGCAACTCCAGCTGAGGTTGGAACAGTATTCGCGAAAAATGAGTTTGAACTTGATGTGTACCCCGATGTCGTCATAATGATCGAAGACTTGAACTGCGACGATCCGTTCACAACCAGAGAGAACCCCGGGAACTGAGCTGTGGTTCCAATACTCACCTGCCCCGACTGCGTGATCCGCATCGTTTCGCCGAACGCTGCATTTGAAAATCCAATGACGTTGGACGCTGGGTTCGTGATTGTTCCGCCAAGAGAAAGGGATACTGACGCAGCTCCGATGACCGAGTACCCCGAAATATTCACGTTCGCAGTTGCAGGGTAACGTGCCCATGCCGGAACACCGCCCGATAAATTGATGAAGTTTCCACGTAGGTAGTACGCCGACACATTGAGCAACCCGTTCGGTGCGTCAATTGTGAACGCGTTTGTAGTATTTCCCCCCACAAACGTCAGCTTGGAAACAGTGGTAATTGAATTTGAATTCATGACCAGGTTCGATGTCGCCACGTAGTACGACCAGTTCTGAAGATCCGAGAGCGTCATTGTTGGAGCTCCGTTCACTGTCAGTAGGAATCCCGTCGTCGTATTTCCCACCGCCACGTTTCCCGGAAGCTGGGTGTTCACAATCGCGTGGTAATACCCGTTGCTGAACTGGTACTGCGGAACGAAAATATTCTTCAAGGCATTCAAATCGTTTGTCGCAGTGTAGGTGGCCGGGGGCGGTGCCACGCTCATCTCGTATTGTTTTTATTACACGGAAAGGATTTAACTACTTTCTGCGTGATATATACATCACAATGGCAACCCTCGGCGATCGGTATACGCTATTCCCTATCAAGCCCGACGAGACGAAGCTGTATCAGCTGTACAAACAGTCCGTCGCCTCGTTCTGGACGCCCGAGGAAATCGATTTCAGCAAGGATGAGGCCGATTGGGATAAGCTTACCTCGAACGAACAGTTTTTTGTGAAGCAAGTTCTAGCATTCTTTGCGGGAGCCGACGGGATTGTACAGGAGAACTTGGCGACCCGGTTCCAGCGGGATGTCCAGAGCCCGGTTGCCAGGCTATTCTATGCGTTCCAGAATGCGATGGAGGGTGTGCACTCAGAGACCTACTCCCTCCTCATCGACAAGTATGTGAAGGACAAGGACGAACAGCTTCATCTATTTCGGGCTATTGATACCATCCCGTGTATTCGTCAAAAAGGTGAGTGGGCACTCAAGTGGATCGATAGCCAGGAATCGTTTGCGACCCGTCTCGTGGGATTTGCGTGCGTCGAAGGCATCTTTTTCAGCGGGGCGTTCTGTGCGATCTACTGGCTGAAGAAGCGTGGGCTCCTTCCCGGTTTAACCTTTTCCAACGAACTCATTTCTCGGGATGAAGGATTGCACACAGTGTTTGCGGTGGAGATGTACCGTCTTGAATCTTTGATTCCATCGGAACGGATCCAGGACATCATCACATCTGCCGTGGACATTGAAACTGAATTCATCTGCCAGTCTTTGCCGTGCTCTCTGATTGGAATGAATTCGAAACTGATGACGCAGTACATTCGCTTTGTGGCCGACCGTCTCGCCGTCCAGCTGGGTGTCTCAAAGATTTACAATGTCCAGAACCCCTTTGATTTCATGGAGATGATCTCGATGGAGGGCAAGGGCAACTTCTTTGAGCGGAAGGTGTCCGATTACTCCAAGGCAGGTGTGGGTGCCCGGAAAGAGGACATGACGATCAAGTTTGATTCCGAAGATTTTTGAATGAATATGGTAGATCCATAATCTTTCTGAAACAAGTATAAGAATGGCACATCTGGCCTCATACGGATTTAACCGAAACAATCGCAGGTCAAGCTCATCGGGTCCTTCTCAACCGAGTCTGAAAGACCAGTATCTGGCTACAATAGCCGATGATCTTGAGCGTGGCGATGCTGCTAATTTTGCCAAGCACACGTCTGCGTTTTATTCGGAGTTGGGGTCAGACACTCCTCGGGAAAAGTTAGATAGCGAAATATCCCGTCTGCATCCTATGATGTATGCCATTATTCATGCCAACGTTGCGATGGTAGATACCCTTCTTAAGGAGTTTCCTGGAACGTATCAAGTGGATGGAACCTTTGTAGGACCAAATTTCAATAATCAGTTTGACAAACGCATCCCCAATTTTCCCCCTGAGCTGGAAGGAAAGACGTATCGTGGAGTTGCAGATATCGCCATAAAGAAATCCAGCGATCCCGCGAAGGTTGAACGGTTTAAGCAGATTAAGAATCTTCTTCTTCGTTCAGGTGCAAAGCCTAAGACACATTTCGGGAAGCTTGTGTTCCCCGAGGACAAAGAGCACGTTGATTATTACAATGCTACCCGTTCCAAGGGTGGACGCAAGACCAAAAAAACGTATAAACGTAAAGTATCCGCTCGCCGCTCGACACGTAGGCGTTTAAAAGCATAGTAAATACTAAGGTAGGAACATAAATGGAATTCTTTCATGGTGTCGTAGCCCTCGTTGCTGGTATCGTTCTAATTCTGACGGGTTTGGTTGCGTGGATGTATGTTCAGCAGTCCCGCATGGCCCAGGCGATCAATGCCCTAGCTATTGCTATCACGGCCCCGCCTCCCTCCTTTGCCCAGCACGTCCCTGAGCCCGAGTCTGAGACCGAGCCCGAGCCCGAGGTGTCTCACGAGGACGAGCTGTCTGCCCCTACTCCGGCCCCGCCGCCAACCCCGGCAGAGACTTCAGTCCCGCCCCAGGACGACCGTGTGAGCGTCCACGAGGACCTCGAGCACGATGGAGAGGATGTGGAGCTGATGGGTGAGGATATGGCCACGCTCGGTGGAAAGACGGCGGTCCAGCTCCGTGAGCTTCTGACAGCCAAGGGTATTCCCTACAGCAAGAGCGACAAGAAGTCCACACTGATTTCGCTATTACAGGTAGCTTCTTAATAAAACCAAGAACAAGTATGAAGCTCATAAGTATCGATATCGGGCTTCGGAATTTAGCTGTATGTGTCCTTGAAGGTACTTCCAGGACAGATATGTGTATTTCCCACTGGGACGTGATTGACGTCATTGGGGAGAAGAACGGGCATGTGCGTACATCCTGCTACAAATGCTCCAAGCCCGCCATGTGGGTGCAGGCAGGGGCGGGGACGCAGGCATGTTCCCGCCATCGCCCGAAGAACCTCACTCTGACCAAAGCCGCTCTCGGGAAAAAGACGATCCCGGAACTCCAGGAGATGGCTAAGACGTACAACCTTGCCGGAAAGACGACGAAGAAGGATCTGGTTCCTGCTATTTGGACAGAAATGAACAAGGCTGGATGGTCAAAATTTAAGGGAAATGCTCGTGCCGCAGGTGGAGGTGTTCTTGATCTGGTGGGCGATATCATTGCGTCTCTCGATCGCCGCGGAACTTGGTGGGAATGTGCGGATCTCGTGGTCTGCGAGAACCAGCTCGATCGCAGGATGTTTGCGGTTCAGGCGATGATTCACATGTACTTTGCCTGTCGCGGATTCCGAACGAAGGGAGTGTCGGCCATCCACAAACTCGATAATGTGACGATGGCAGGGGATGCGACGGGAACGTACCGCGGACGCAAGAAGACGGGTATTGTACATTGTGAATCCCTGTGTCCCCCCGCAAACGTTGCGTTTTTTAAGTCGCACAAGAAGAAGGACGATTTGGCTGACAGTTTCTTGCAGGGCTTGTATTTCTTAGAGCATCCAGTATAATAATATAGGTAGGGATGTCCAAACTCGGACCCGCTCTTCGTTCACAATTCATGAAAGGCGTGAAAGACGTTCTCAAAACCACGGCCAAAGAAACTATGAAATCTGCCGCCGAAGAAATGTTGACGAAACGGCCCCGCGTTGCGACAATGGAGAGGGTGTCTATTTCCCCCCTTCCGTCCCCCTCTTCCTTTTCCCCTGCGGCTGCACCCGCACCTGCACCTCCGCCCGTACAGTTCCCTGCCCTTTGTGTTTGCAGGTACGAGCCAAACGCCCCAGATCTCTCGGATGGAAATAAGCAGTATATCTGTTCAGGATGTTCGCGGTCTGGGATGGGAGAGTACAAGACTGTCATTGAAGGCCGGAAGTTTGCCGCCTCAGCTCCTCTCAAGGGTGGAAAGAAGACTCGGCGTCGTACGCGTTTACATCTTACAAAGAGGATGCGGAGGAGACATAATAGAAATGGAAGTTCCAGGAGCTGATCTTCTGATGAACACGAACACCCTCGCCGCAGACACAAAGCTTCCTGATATGGAGACAGTGAATCTCGATTTCACGGACCTTCCCTCCGAGCCCGTTCCCCCGCCCCGCCTCGTCCCCTCTGCCGCCGATGTCGGTACCACGAAGACGTGGGACGGCGTAGAGAACTTGAACGCCGAGGCTTACCTCAAGCCTGTAGCTCATACTCCCAAGATGTCCGAGGACGCCATCATGAAGAAGAAGTACGAGCTCCTCCGCAAGTTTGCCCGTCTCGATAAGATGGGTGTCCCGATTCGCAAGCGGTTCACGATGGACTCTCCCCTGGACGAGATGGAGATGGAGCTCGAGTTTATCCGCAAGGAGAAGGCTATGGATGCTACCATCAAGCAGTTTAGCGAATGGTTTATCACGGGTATGTCCGCCCTCGAGTGGGGATCCAAGAATGTGAATATGGTCAAGATGTTCGGTCTACAGCTTGACGGTCTATCCCAGTCCGCCCAGATGAACGTGGGCGATCTAGAGGAAGATTTCGAGGAGCTTTATGATCTGTACGGCGACCAGATGCGGATGCACCCGCTCGTCCGCATTCCGATGCGTACCTGCTTCATGGTGTACATGGTCCACCTCACCAACCAGATGGCGATGAAGGCCCCGGTTCCCAATATCCAGGAGATCCTGCGGCAGAACCCTGATATTGCCCGTCAGATGGCAGCTCAGGCCATGCAGGGTCAGACCGAACAGTTCCGGCAGCAGGCCCAGCAGCAGCAGCAGCGTGCGACTGTCCCCACCTTCCCCTCCTCCGCCCCCGCCCCCGGACCTGTCAAGATGCCTGCCACCTCCAACTTTGACAACCCCCTCGCCGGTCTGATGTCCTTCCTCGGAGGTGTGAACACTCCTCCTCCCCAGCAACAGGCTCCCCCGTCGTCCACTCGCACCATCCCTCTAAAGGCTCCGGCTCGCGAGATGAAGATGCCGAGTGGTACTGGAATGGGTATTGGCGATATCCTGAACAAGATCAATAAGGAGGAGAAGAAGGTCGGTTCCACAAATACCACCCCCATGCCGCCAACCCAGGCCCCGACGGCTCCCGTTATGACGTTTTCGGCCGGGCCGCCTCCCCCCCAGCCCGCTCGGAGGTCAGTCCTCAAGCGGTCGGGCGGATCTGAACGCAAGTCCGCGAAGAACTCGGTGGTGATCAAGCTTTAACCTAACTGCCACTTAAATCAGGATTGCTGGTGATGTACTGTATAGTGTTTGATCCAGTCAGTAGTTCATTCAAAGCCGTGTACCCAAGCATCGCGGGACCGGTCGCACCGCCAATCAGCGTTCCTGATACACTCCCGCTTCCGTTGACAAGGATCGACAACCCGTTGACGTTCGTGTATCCAAGTAGCGACGCCATTATGTAGTTCTTGACATTAAACTTGATATTGTCTGTTCCAAAACTGCGACTCTGTTGATATAGAACTACACCAACCGGCAGCTGCCTTTTGATGTATTTACTCTGGGGCGTAATATGCAAGTTGTCCACTGCTTCCTTCAAGACTATAAAATTAGATTATCAAGCTACTCATTTACCGTTTGATGCGTTTTCTATCAGAGTATTTACTTGATTTTGAAGTTTTTTAATTTCAGCAGCTTGGGTCTGAACTAAAGCATAAAGTTCCTTAATAGCTTTAATCGATGGCGAAATAAGTTCTTCGTACCGAAGTGATTGGATTCCATTCGCACCGTTTGGTAATGGTACATCAACATCTATTGTCGGCTTTCCGTTCTCATCAAATTTCTGTCCCTTCACACTTCCCGAAGGGATATCATTGACGCACATAAATATCGCGGAATCAACTCCTAGTTTGTCAAGAACTTCTTTGACTTCTTGAGCAATTAAACCTTGATGGACACGCGTGCCTGGATTGTTTCCTATAACTGGAGTTCCGTCATAGTTTAGTTCAGTATGTTTCCTATCTTTCCACTTGAATTCAACTGGACGTAATTGGGTAATAAAATTTAAACCCAGAGTTGTATCGGCAATATCGGTTTTAAGACGTATATCAGATACACCATCTATATGATAAGTGATTTCTGATGTGCCGGTATCATACGTTAAATAATAAGTTCCTTGTACATTACGTATCGGATTCACAAAAAATCCAGAAGTAGCACTACGTAAATCGATAATAGTAGCAGGAGGACTTCCCTGGGCATTTAATATTATAGAATTTGGGGCTGCTGCTTGTGTATTAACAGGATTTCTTCCAGCTCCACATCCAATACATACTGAGAATCCTCCTTGAGTGGAATTTCCCGCACCATAACCAATTGCAGTCGTAAGTTCTCCTTGATTTTCTTGACCTGCACTTGGTCCAACAGCAAGAGCATTGTTCCCTTGAGAATGCCAACCAGCATAACCTCCTATGGCACTAGCCCCTTGGCCTTGATTTTCGCCGCCTGCATTTGTCCCAATAGCCAACCCAAAAGCCCCTTGAGATATTTGACCTGCGTTTGCCCCAAAAGCTAATGCAGCTGCTCCGCCGTTTATTCCTTGATTTGATTGACCTGCGTTTGTACCGATAGCAACTGATCCGGCTCGTTGATTCGTGAGACCGGCATTTTGTCCCATAATAAGTGTCGCATCTCCCGTCGCCCATTGAGTACCATTCCAATATAGAAAATTGCCATAATTCACTCCTACTGCACTTATTAAACCCGTCGCACCCTGTATTCCAGTTGCACCCTGTATTCCAGTTGCACCTGTGATACCTGTAGCACCTGTGGCACCAGTTTCACCTGTGGCTCCAGTTTCACCTGTAGCTCCAGTTTCACCTGTGGCTCCAGTTTCACCTGTGGCACCTACCTGGGTGTACATCACCTGCTGAACGGTCAAGATGATCGAAGGTGTTATTGGGCGAATTGGATCTATTTGTGCATCAATGTATTGTATTGTAACTCCATCGTGGGTGGAAGAGTTAACTAACTCAAAATAATCACCATCATTGAAGAATTCGTACATGAAGTTCCACGCAGCTACTTCATATGAGTTATTCGGGAGATTTATGTTTGTTGAGGTTCGCGTTATGTCAGACCCATTCACGCGTAGCCAGATCGTAACGACTGCAGCACCTGCTCCAGCATAATACTGTGTCGAAAACTGGATATTGTACACACCTGCGTTTGAAATCACGATCTGGGACGCAGGGCTTCCGATTGAAATTCCTGTACCCCCCTCTGTCGTATCGTATGTATAAAGATACTCTACGTTGGAATTTGTCAGTGTCAGGGTCGTGTTTGTGCTGAATGATCCCCAATAGCCCTGTGCACCACCTACACCAGCTGGACCTGTAGGTCCAGTTTCACCTGTGGCTCCAGTTTCACCTGTAGCTCCAGTTTCACCTGTAGCTCCAGTTTCACCCGCGGCTCCAGTTGTAATTAATGCTAGTATGATTTGATGATTGTTAGCAAAATTAGGAGAACCGCCACTTGTAATTAATGTTACTGGGTACTCAACATAACCACTTCCAGTATTTGGAATCGGAGTTCCACTTACTAACCATTTTTGGAAATTAGCAGAAACAGTTGCGTCTTGAATAATTAACTCATTTCCTTGATTAACTAAATTTAAAAATATATCAACATCTACTCCATCTTGGTCTATATGATTTACTCTAACGTATGTCGATGAGGTTTGAGTAGCAAAGTTAGACCATGAAATACGTCCTGACGTTGGAGTTGCAGTATTGTCTGCTCGGTAAGGAAAAAATGATGATGATGAACCAGCAGGACCAGTAGCACCTGTAATACCTGTGGCACCTCTGATACCTGTTGCTCCAGTAATACCTGTGGCACCCGTAATACCAGTAGCCCCAGTGATACCAGTCGCTCCTGTGATACCCGTGGCACCTGTAATACCTGTAGCACCTGTGATTCCGGTTGCTCCAGTAATACCAGTCGCACCTGTGATACCCGTGGCTCCCGTAATGCCAGTCGCACCTGTGATACCCGTGGCTCCACCAGGATCTCCCTTTGGCCCAGTCGCACCTGTGATACCTGTGGCACCTGTGATTCCAGTTGCACCTGTAGCACCAGTGATACCTGTAGCTCCCGTGATACCTGTAGCACCTGTAATACCTGTAGCACCTGTGATACCTGTGGCTCCCGTAATACCCGTGGCTCCCGTGATACCTGTAGCACCTGTGATACCTGTGGCTCCCGTAATACCCGTGGCTCCCGTGATACCTGTAGCTCCAGTAATACCAGTGGCACCTGTGATACCCGTAGCACCAGTAATACCAGTGGCACCTGTGATACCCGTAGCACCAGTAATACCAGTGGCACCTGTGATACCCGTAGCACCAGTAATACCAGTGGCACCTGTGATACCCGTGGCTCCCGTAATGCCAGTCGCACCTGTGATACCCGTGGCTCCACCAGGATCTCCCTTTGGCCCAGTCGCACCTGTGATACCCGTAGGACCCGTAGGACCCACAGGACCACCAGAAGGACCCGTTGGACCGGTTGCACCCCCTCCACTTCCCCCAGGCCCTATCAAACTCTCAGACACGAACCATGGATTGTTCGTCCATACAATCTGCGTGCTCGTAGAATTACTCTGGAACCGCACATCCATCAGCGTCCTTCCCACGGAGCACGTGTATACCAAATTGTAAATGCTTCCGTATGTCACAGAATACTTTGTCGAAAGATCAAGAACAACCGCTGACGATGTGTTTGCGGTCACATTGCTGATGACCAGCGTCGGAAGATTGTTTGTGTTGTCGTAAGCTCCAAACTGGACAGTTGACATTGTTACGGTGGGAATCAGAGACAAGGATACAACCGTCGTAGAAGGAAGAGTGGTTGTTGACGTGACTACATTTCCGTCAAACCTAAGACTGTTGCTCATATCTGGCCACGTCGAGTAGTATGTTGGATACTTGGGACCGTATATCACGTAGTCCGATGTGTCGATGTAAAAGTCGCCGTTATTTCCCGTAGACGCACTCGGTGGTCCAACACCGTTCAAGACCGTGTTTCCAGCGGGACCAGTCGCACCCTGTGACCCAGCTGGACCCGGCGGACCTTCTCCTCCACCCCCGCAAGAGGAAGAGGGAGGGCAGAATGTTCCTAAGAAGACCCGCTTGGATCTTATCATATCGGTCACGTCGGAGCTATTGTAGCTCGCCATGACTCTCTACTCTTGTTGTAATCAATGGGGATTTATACTTGTAAATTCCACACAATAGGGAAATCTGAAGGTGTGAGTGGCTGGCCCACCGAATAAAAGGTGATTGATCCCTCTGAAGAAGGGTACGCACTCACCACTCTGCAATTTACGGCATCTACCAAGTTTGTTGGACCGCACTGCAGAGAATACTGTACACTTCGCCCAACACCCGTATTCGGCAACGTTGCTTCAAACAACCCCGATACAGTCGCACACTCTGTCCAAACGAGATTGTTCGCGATTCCAGAAGGAGCCACCGTTTTGAAATTGAAACTGTAGTTCCAAATCGGGCTGTTCACCAAGGACGGCTTTCCAGTGTATACGTACCCGGGGCTTCCATCTGCAATAAGGAACCCCGTTCCGTCCGCAGTTACTTTGGTTGTTACCCATACCCGCTCTCCTAGATCCGTTTGGGGTGTCCACGTACCCCCGCTGTCATAGCTCAAAAACACATTGCTACCCGAAACAGCGATATGCTTTCCGTCATCCGAACATCCTACCGTCTTCAGATCTTCCAGGCTCGTGATAAACTCCCACGCCGACCCTCCAGTCTGACCAATTGCCAGACCCCCTGGCCCGACCAGGAAGAGACGGTAATCAGACGTAATAGCAATCGCAGTTGTCCTCCATCCCTGCGACACATCCAGTCTCGACCACTCTGAATTTGACCACAAGTGTAATGACCCTTCTTCCCCACCTCCTACGAGCATAACATTCCCATCTGGCGAACAGGCAGTGCATGAACCCCGAGGCACCTGCGGGGTCCACAGATGCCCGTAGTTCGAGGTCGTGTACACCTCCCCGCTATTTGTGGCAATGGCGACCGTTCCTTTCGAAGAGCACGAGATTGCCGACCAGTTTCCATGGATACCGCCGTCCGTCCACGAATTCCCCGAATCCTGCGAAGACCACACGTACCCATCCGAACTACCCACATATATCACTGGAGAACCATCTGCAGCCGCGATAGATGACCATGTCCCGAACGTTCCTCCCGGCTGATTGTGGAGACGAACGGAGACTGGAAGCCCGTTGGAGATAACAAGATAGTACACGTAAATATTGTTGATCGCGTACATAAAGTTCCTGTTTCCGTATTCAACCCCACACCACTGCGTGAGAATATTGCTGTCTCGGGACCACTGAATTGTTGCGTAACT